TTAATGATATTCCAGTAGTAATTCCATGATAAGTTGAACTTTTTGGTGTTGAATTAAAATCCCCAGCTAATATTACTGGTATTTTTCCGCCGTCTGTAATCTTTTCAATATATTTCATCAACATGTAACCCTGAAAATTTTTAATATCATCAAATAGTGGGTTCGCCTCCAAGTGCATAGATACTATAAAAAATTCTTTATTGGTATTTCTATCAACTAAATATAGAACTACACTTGCAAACCTTCTCATTATCTTTTTTTCAAACTCAGATAATCCTTTTTTTTCCAAATATTTCGAACTGATTCTAAAATAATCTATTGTACCAAGCTTCATCAAATGAAATCTTGATAATTTGAATAAAATAATTATACCAAAATTATATTCTTCTTTTTGTGTAGAATATTTTGGATTATATTGGGGTGCATAATAACCATAGTAACCATTGGAATTAAAATACTTGAGAATATCATCATATACTACATCAGTTTGTGCCTCTTGAAAACAAATTATATCTGGGTTCTCATTCATCACCTCTTTTTTTATTAATTTAAATCTATTAGACCATTTCATACATTCTTCTGAACAAGTTTCTTTGTGTTTATTTCCTTGAGTGGCAATCGGAGCTAAAATATTATAAGTAACAACTCGTATTTTATTGTCAGATTTTTTAATATGTTTATAATATCTTTTAATCATTATAATAAAATATATAATTTATATTTTATTTTAAATTTTATTTATTCTTCTGGTCTTCTAAATATATATTAGATAAACATCCTATTAGTTGTAAAAGTGAATCATTACCTTCATTTACTTTTATATAACTGAAACTTACTATATTAAATAATTTCATTTTCTTATGTTGTGGAATAACAAGGTCACTGTTTGGTTTTATTAAATAATCTAAAAATGTTAAAAGTATATCACTTGCATTATATCCATTTTTATAAAGTCTAGTCAATTCTAATAAACTTTCTTTAAATTTATTATTCAAGCATAGATCTAATATATTTCTAATATAAGCCGGTTTTGGTTTATCTAAAAGTTTATAAATATTATCAACACTCAAATCTGCATGAGTATATTTAATACATTCTAAATTATTTATTGATTTTCTTATATCTTTATCAGAAATAAAAACTAATTCATCAATAGATTCTTGAGTGTACTTTATATCTTCTTTTTTACAAATTTCTTTTAATTTATCATTAATAAAAGAATCTCTTAAACGTGGATAATTAATAATCATACACTTAGATTGAATACTTTCATTAACTTTAGTCGAATCATTACAAATAAAAACAAATCTACAATTCTTCTTATATTCTGCAATAATATTACTCAATAAATTCTGTGCTTTATTTGTTATACTATCTGCCTCGTCTAATATAATAAGTTTTTCAGGACTATTCGTAATTTTCTGACAAAAAGGTATAATTGTATTATTAATAATTGATAATCCTCTATCATCCGAAGCATTTAGTTCTAAAACATTCTCACTATATTCGCGAGGGTCGGTATATATATTTTTTGCTATAATAAGAATTGTAGATGTTTTACCGGTTCCTGGTTCACCAGTTAATATCATATTAGGTATACATTTGTGTTCAATAATTTTATAAATTTTTTCTAATAAAAATTGATCTAATAGTATTTCATCGGTATTTGAAGGTCTATACTTTTCTATCCAAGGTAATCCTATAACCCTATCTACTATTTTATTCATATTAACTCATAATATGATTTTAGTTCTAAATGATTTTAGTTCTAAAGGATTTTAATTATATGATAATAATAAACGCTACAACTTTACCAATACTTTGCATTTGATATTGAGTTAAAAATAAAATAATATAATATCATAATATGAAAAATAAAAATAATCAAAAAATACGTCGTAAACAAAAAACGAAACCAAAGGAACCAACTGAAAAAGTTTGGAAAATTGGTGATACTTTAATATATATAAAAACAAATGAAGAAGTGGAATTAGTTAAAATACATTATGACGATATTGTACCTTACTATACTATTAGAATGGAGGGTGATAAAGAAAAACAAACTACTATAGATAATCTAACTTGTATAAAATAACACTCCTTATGAACCACACTGTCAATTGTAAACATTCTATTGAATTAATTCAATAGAATTTTTATAAAAATATTTTAATCTACTAATGCATGTTTAAGTACTTCATCAATATGTTCAATTAATACCACTTCAAAATTCTCATCTTCAGGTGATAATCCATCTCTTCTCATTTTTTCCAAATCTTCTTCATTCTCTTTAGGAATTAATACTTTGGTAGCACCAGCACGTTTAGCTCCATTTAGTTTAGCATCAACACCGCCAATTGCAGTGACACGTTTGCACAAATCAATTTCACCGGTCATAGCAATTTTATTATTAATTTTTTTACCTGATAATATTGAGTAAATAGCCAAAGTCATTGCAGCACCAGCTGATGGACCATCTTTAGGAGTAGCAGCTTCTGGTGTGTGAACGTGTAAACCAAATGCTTTTTTTTCTTGTCCATCCTTAATTAACTGGTCTTGTTCCTCTTGAGTTAATAAAGTAAAAGCAATCTTTTTAGCATACTCAACAGATTCTCTCATTACTTCTCCTTGTTTACCAGTCATTGATAATTCTAACATCTTATCAGCTGGATATTTCATAACTTGAATGACTGTTAAACCTCCAATGCCTGTAGTGGTAGCATATAAACCATTGACCAACCCTACACTAGGTTCATCAGAAATTCTCTTAACTCTAACTCTAGGTTTATTTTCAAATAAAATACTAACATATTCTTCTGTTATCTTAAATGGGATTTTATATTTGTCTCTATCATGTAATCTATTCAAGTTTACATCTCTAACAATTTCTTGAATCTTTTCTTTTATCTTACGAACACCCGCTTCATTAGTATAGGTTTCTACCAAAAATCTAATCATATCTTCAGATATATCAATTTCATCAGGACTGAATCCAACCTCTTTTAATATTTCTGGTAACATGTAGTTTTTGATAATATGAATCTTTTCATGAATCATCAAAGGATTAGTCTCAATGATTGTAATTCTATCTCTTAAAATTGGATCAATTAATGAAACATCATTAAAAGAAAATACAATTAATGCTTTTGATAAATCTAGCTTAATACCAGCAAAATATTTATCTTCAAATTCATCGTTTTGAGTTCCATCAGTTAAATGGGTTAAAATTGAAATTATCTCTCTTCCATGTTCTGTTTGGGATACCTTATCTATTTCATCTATAAATATAATAGGATTCATACACTTGCTACTAATTAAAACATCAACTATTCTACCCCAAGTAGAACCTACATAAGTAAAATTATGACCAACTAAAGTAGACCCATTCACAGAACCACCAATAGGTAAGAAAGCAAAAGGTCTTGATTCCCCATTTTTATCAACCAAGCATTTTGATAAACCATTTTTAGCTAATGATGTCTTACCTGTACCAGGTGGGCCTTGTAATCCTAAAACAGCACCAGTAGGCTCACCATTAATCCATTGAGCAAAAATTCTTTCTAATTGAGTTTTAGCTTCTTTGTGACCATATACAGCACTATCTAGTTTAGAACGAACATTTTTTAAATAATCTGTTCTATCTACTAAATAAGTGTTCCATTCTTCGAATGCTTTAGACTCTTCACCTTGTACTTTAGCTAAGAAGGCAGATATCTTGATATCAGATGATAAATCCTCATCTGGATACTTTATTTTCATTTTATCAGTGAAACAAGATTTAAATTCTAGAATTTCATCCTTGCTTAAAGTACCAAATGGAATCTTTAATAAACCATCTAACCAAGATTGGGCCTTGTTGTCACCTTGGAAATTATTTTTCATAGATTTTAACTTTTCCATTGCTTTTGTTTTTACTTCTTCATCTATTTTCATTAATGAAATTCTTCTTTCATAAGGAATATCAGAACAAGATAATTTATCTAATTTGTCCTCGTCTTCCTCTACTAATCTTTGGGAACTTTCTAATAATTCACGAATACTATAATGTAAAGATTCATAAATCTCTCCTGCAATATTCTTCTTATCTTTACTCTTTAAAACATCATATAAAACATAAGCTAATTTTTGGTCGTCCTCGTTACTCATCAATAATAAAGTTAGAATATCAACCTTTCTATATTTACTTGCTAACAAAAATTCATTTATTAATGATAATAATGGTTTACCTTGTATTCCCTTAAAATCATGAAATTTTTTCTTCAAATCTTCACACAATTCATTAGTAGTACATGCCACTATATCTCTAAGATTAATAATCTTAAGATAATTGTTTTTAAAAGTTTTAGGAACATCGTATAGGTTATATGACATTGCTGATTTATGGTCTCTGTATTTATCATCTACAAATGGAATATTTCTGGAAACATTCAAAACATCATCTTTAAAAATACCTTGAATTACCAAAAACTTTGTACCAATTTTTAAATATACACATGCACCAAATTTATCCTCGAAAAGACTTGCTGACTTTGAATTCTTTGTAATCTTAATTTTTTCTCTATCTAATATTCCTATACATTCTATATTATTGAATTCATTATCACGTTCTCTTCCTTTTTTTGGTGAAGTTTGAATTAACTCATTGATACTCTTTAGAAAAGCAGGCATACTATTATCTCCAACAATAATTGATGATGTTTTACTACTTGCCCCCCCAAGTATTGATTCTAATAAATCTTTTGCCATAATAGCATTTTTCTTCTTTGGTTCTGTTATATTTGGGAAAGGAACTCCTTCTTTATGTTCGTCCGAATCCCAAATACATATAGGCTTGAAAAATCGACTCACAAATAGTATTTTATCAATTTCTGATTCATTATAATTATCTATCCATGATTTTCCACCAAATAACTCAAGAATATAATTGAAATTTTCAAAAGAAATATGATTACAATATTTAATTAACAATTTATATACCTTGTAAAGTTTTAAATTTACATCTTTTAATTGCATATTCTTTAAAGTTCTAAACGATATTCTATTAGGTATGGTTGTTAAGATATCATTTATTTCTTTTAATTCGTCAAGAATTATCATAAAACTAGCATTTGTTCCTGCATATATATTAATTTTGTTACACGTTATTAAATTACTTAACATACTCATTAACGAATCTTGATAGAAACATAGCTGGGTATTTATACTTTCAATTTCAGATTTAATAAATCGGTATCTTCTTTGAAATAGTGTCAAAGAATTAACTTGTTCCAAAGTTAATTTACTATTCATCTTATAATTGATTGATATTTTAATTTTAAATATATATTATTATATATATTTTTATTTAAAACTGAATTATTTTAATAGTTCATCTGCTAACTCTAAATATGTATTTTTACTTATTTCTAAATTAATTTTTATAAGTTCGCTTGATTCGTTTACTTTAAATTCAAAATTCATTATAACCTGCTTCTCTTTGTTTTCATCCTCTTCAACAATAAATTCAATCTTTGGAATAGTTTCATCAATATATTCTGAATCAGAACTTTGATCACTATCACTATCACTATCACTATCACTATTGCTACCAATATCAATATCAATATCACTATTATCATTATTATTAAGTTGTTTGTTTGCGGTTATTTCATTGTCGACTGTAATCCCTTCTTCATTTATATAAAGATCTGTTAATAAAAAATTCTTTAATATTTTTTTAGTCATCTAATATTACACTATAAAATTTATTCATATTATTAAAATTAAACGCTTATAAATTTACCAAAAGAAGTAAATGAAGCCAAATGGTAATATCAAAAGTGAGTTTTGATAATCAAGTTATTAGAGGACATTTATAATACACTTTAATTGGTTATTTTATAATCTATTAATAATATGTACTACGAAGAAGAGAATGATGTATTTTTAATTTTTTATCATAATAAAATAGATAGTAGCTTACCATTCAACGGGTGGTTACATAATTGTATATTTTGTAAAGCAATTACATCAAATTATGAAGATTTTGATTATAAAGAAATAAAATTTAAGATATTAAATTGTGTCTCGTGTAAGAAATCTAATCAAAAGATAAATATAAGGAAGATTTAAATTTGTGGATAAAACAGAATATTCCAGTTATTTATAGTAATTCATGTTGTTGGTAATTATTTTATTACTAATTATAATGGATTATACAAAAGTTTTAAAAAAGATAAATACATATTATTTATTTCTAAAAAAAAATAATAAAATATCGTTAATATTAAAAAATTCTAATAAAAAAGAAATATTTATTGATTTTAAAAATAAATATTTAGATAAAGTTAAGAAAGAAGATTATAATATTGTTAATCTAATACTCTTAAAAATAAAGCAAGTTCCATACAATCCTCAACAACCTATTAAAATGATTTTTGGTCCTATTAAAGTCGAAATTACTTTCTTTGAACTATCTAAAAGAGGAGCAATAAAGGTAAATCAGTTTGAAACAAGAAATAATCATTTATTCTATACGATTAAATATCTAGAACAAAGTAAAATATCTACCAAAGATTTTAAAAAAATAGTACAATTAGCTATTGATAATAAATTAGAAAAAAGATTATTGGCACCAAAAACTATTGAACAAATTGAATAATATATTTCCATTAAATCTTCATATGTGTAAAATTGAATTTTAAATGATATAATTCCAATCACTATATACAAAATAAAATGAAACACTTGATTATTAGAGTAAATAATGGGGATAATTTTCGTAATAGTAAATACCCATTTTGGGGAGTAAAACGAGGAAAAAATGGATGTGTAAAGACAATTATAACTAAAATAAATCCAGGTGATATATTATGGTTTATGACTTCTAAAGAATATGGAGGTAAAATGATAGGAATGAGTGAGTATTGTGGATTTTATGATAGAAATGAGGAACCTTTATTACATATTAATACAAAATCAAACGAGGAACAAAATTGGAAAGGTGATGATTTATGGGATATTCAAATACACTATTGTAATCTATATATTACAGAAAAACAAAATATTACAGCATGTATACAATGTGCCAGTAATATTTTACAATATGAAACATTCAAAGATAAAATAAATAGTGATTTGTATGAACATTACAAAAATTATAAGTTCTATACTGAACCAAAAATATTTATATCAGAATAATTTAACCGGAAATGTGTTCCATTTTAATTCTATTTAAAAAAAGCAATTTAATCTATTTAATGCAAGACGCTGAATATAATATTTTAATTATTGTAAATCCAAAAAGTGGCATATCAAATAGTATATCAAAATTAAATTACTTTACTTTCAATTATATGAAAAAAGAAAAATATAAAATTATTACTATTAAAAATGAAAATTTTCTAAATTATTTTATTGAAGATATTGATACATATAAACATATACTTGTTTTTGGAGGGGATGGAACTATATCATCAGTTGTTCAACATATTATTAAAAAAAATATTAGTATTGGTCATATCCCAACTGGTTCTGGTAATGGATTAACTAATTCTTTATTAGCTACCAGAAATATACATATGGAAAATGATTTAACAACTGTTTATAAAAATCTATCAAATGCCATTACAAATAATATTACTAATATGATTGATACTATGACAGTCAAAATGTTAAATACTAATCAAACTATCCATAGTTTCCTTTTTTTATCCTGTGGTATATTTTCTAATTTGGATTTGAATACTGAATGGATGAGAAAGCTGGGCGAACTTAGATTTATTTTAGGTGCAATATATGAATTAATAAAATATTTCTTTTTCGGTAATAGTATATATGGCGAACTAGAATACTTAGATAGTGATAATAATGTTAAAATCACTGAAAAAGGACAGTTTGTCTTTTTCTTAGCCAGTAATAATAGTCATACCAGTAGAACTGCGATAACTTCACCATATTCTAAACCAGATGATGGTTATATATATTTATCATATTTAATAGAACCAACTAATACTTGGAATCTCTTATTAATATTATTGGGGTTAGAGGATGGTTCTTATATAGATAAATTAAAATATAGAAAAACAACTTGGTTCCGTTTTACACCTACTAATGGTATTTATGATATTGACGGAGAAAGATATAATATTGAACCAATAGAGGTCTCTATTAACCCTAAAAGTTTAAGATTTTTATACTAAATTTAATTGTATAATAATTGAAATCTTCTTTAATTATTTGAATATCAATATATTTAATGAATGAAATATGTATTTTTACAGATGGTTCTTCTTTAAATAATCAAAAAAAAGGGAATAGGAGAGGTGGTGTTGGTGTGTTTTTTGGCGATAATGATACCAGAAATATTTCTATACCGTTAAAGGAAAGTGATAATAATAAGGTGACTAATCAAGTTACAGAATTATTAGCATGTATTAAAGGTATTGAAACTATTAACTCTACCTCAGAAAGTTCGGATTGCCAAGTAGTGATTTATACTGACTCTATGTATGTTGTTAATATGATGACTAAATGGGCTATTAACTGGGAAAAGAATAATTGGACTAAGAGTGATGGGAAAATTGTGGATAACCTAGAATTAGTAAAAAAATTATATTCTTATTCACAGATTGGTAATATACTTTTTAAACATGTTAGAAGTCATATGAAAGAACCTAATAAGAATGATCCTACATATAAAATATGGTATGGTAATGATAAAGCTGACAAATTAGCTGTAGCTGCTGCTCAGTCACTTTAATAATAGTATAACAATTACATATTCTTATCCCACCATTTTTTTAATTCCGAAAATAAATAAAAATTAATTCCTTGTTGTACTCCAAGTCTGGTCATTCTTGGAAAACAACCACGATAAAATGTAGATAAACCTTCGTTATATGTACTTTTAATAATAGATAATACGGGTGTATTACTTGATTGTCTTCTTGTTTTAATTACATCAATTGGATTATTAATAACTACAGCGGTCATTCCAGCTAGTGAACCAGCTACAATATTAGTACTACCTGATTGGAAATATTCATTTTCATAGTTCTTTAAAATATCACTATAAACACCATGGAAGTAAAATGATAACCCTTGGGATGTCGATTGTCGAAGTATAGACCACGGTAATCCATTATAAAATCCAAATATACCGCGATTATTATAAATATATTTAATAGATTGTGTGTATGTCATTACTTGTTTAATACTATTTGTTTTAATAGTTTCACTTATATTATATATTACCAATGTCTCAGTCATACCAGCACCAATACCAGCTAATAATTTATTATCTAAATATTTATTATATTGTTCAAATGAATAGAACCTAATTCCAACTCTTGGAAAAGTAATAATACTTTGTGGGATTGAAACTTTAAATCCATGTATTAATTGTTTGTTAAAGGGTAATTTAGTACTTTTTACTAACTGTCTATTAATCTTATAATAGTCTAATGGAAATGTTATAAACTGTGAAATGGTTCCAGTTATTCCGCCAAAGAGAAATGATTTTCCTTTTTGAGTAGTTGAACTATTTGATTCCATATGTTTTTATTATTATAATTCATAAAAAAATTTTAAGTTGGGCGGTAAAAAATATATTTAAAAATATAATTATAAAAATATATTTAAAAATATAATTATAAAAATATTATATGAGTAAAATTATTTGTGTTAGCGGATATTTCGACCCAATTCATATTGGACATCTAGAATATTTTAAGAAATCGAAGGCATTAGGCGACAAACTTATGGTAATTGTTAATAATGACGATCAAGCTATATTAAAGAAAGGAAAGCCATTTATGCCAGTTGATGAAAGAATTAAATTAATTGAAGAATTTAGATGTGTTGATATTGTAGTCAAGTCAATTGATGAAGATAGAACTGTTTGTAAAACGTTAGCAACTGTAGAACCAAAACCAGATTGTTTTTGTAATGGAGGAGATCAATTTAACAACATAATTCCAGAAGCAGTCATATGTGAAGAAAGAAATATACAATTAATTGATGGATTAGGAGATAAAATTCAATCTAGTTCATGGTTAATAAAAGGAAGTCAATAATATTAACTCCAAAATAATATATATATATAAAATAATAAAATAATACAATAATAATATTTAATTTAATATATTATTATTCTACTTATTATTCTACCACAACAGATTTAGCTAAATTTCTTGGAAAATCGGGATTTATATTTCTTTTAATTGATAATTGATAAGCTAGTAATTGTAATGGAATTATTGATAATAAATCACCAAACCGCTTATTATAAGGTAAAATTAATGAATTATTAATTTCACATTTATCATTATTAGTAATAAATAATATTGGTGACATTCTTGATTTTATTTCTTCATAAACATTTTTCATTTTTGAATAATACTCATTATCTGGTGCTATTAAAATTACAGGAAACTCTTTTGATAATAGAGCGAACGGGCCATGTTTTAAAGAACTTCCACTATACCCTTCTGCATGAATATAACTAATTTCTTTTATTTTTAATGCAGATTCTTTTGCAATTGATTCAGAACCCCCTTTACCTAAAATAAAAAGATTATCTTTATTAACCGTGTCAATTATATTTGAAATATTCTTTTTACTTATATCAATACATTTTTTAATATGAATTGGTAATTGTCTTAAATCACTAATAAAATCTTTCCTTTTACTACAATTCTTATTATGAATTTGACTAAACCAAATTGCGATCAAAGATAGAATAATAACTTGATTGGTAAAACATTTTGTTGAAGCAACTCCTACTTCTCTTCCAGCATTTAAATAAACACCACAATTAACCTCTCTTGCTATCATAGAATCTACCACATTAACTATTCCAATTAAAAATAAATCATTATCTTGACCTATTTTTATACAACGGTGTAGGTCCTTAGTTTCGCCAGATTGTGATAAAAAAATTAAAGCAGTATTTCCAATCCTTGGAATATCTTGTGTATTAAATTCGGCACCATCATAAATACTTGTGGTATTAAAATTACATAATTCTTTAAAATAGATACATCCTAATAAAGCTGCATTATAAGAAGTTCCACAAGCTAAAAATATTATATTATCTATTCTTTTTAAAATTTCGGTATGACCTTCTAACCCTCCTAATTTTACTTTATTATCATCTAATAATCTGCCTCCAAAACTTAAAGCTCTTAAAGAAGATTCAGGTTGTTCTTCTATTTCCTTAATAGTCCAATGATCATAAGGATATGGTGATAAATCAAAATTACTATTGATAGTATCTTTTAATTTGTACTTGTTATCTGTTTTTATTTTTAATTTACCATCAGAGTAATATATCTCACACAAGTCGTTACCTTCTAAAATAAAATAGTTCGAAACTTTGCCATTAAATCCTGATTGTTCTGAACTGATTATAACAAAATCTTCATTTTCTGAAACTAATAATGGACTACCTCTTCTAACACAATATAATTTATTTGGTTCATCTACATTAATTATTAATAATCCCCATGTTCCTTGTAATCTGTTTAAAGATGTCTGAATAGCTTCAACAAATGTAACATTTGTTTGATCATAATAATATGCAATTAAATTAACAATAACTTCTGTATCAGTTTCTGAAACAAATTTAATACCTTTCTTTATTAATTCATTTTTCAATTCTAAATAATTTTCAATGATACCATTATGTGCTATAATAACCTTATTATCATAACTAACATGAGGATGTGAATTAATATCAGTCTTTGCTCCGTGTGTAGCCCACCTAGTGTGTCCAATACCTATATTAATATTATTTGAGTTAATATTATTTATATTTGAGTTAATATTATTCTCTAAACGTGTGATAGCATTTACTTCATCATTACTAGCATATTTTATTGTTTCAAAACTATTAAAATTATTAAAAGAAATACCAGCACTATCATATCCTCTATTTTGTAATTGTTTTAATCCATTTAATATATTTAAAAGAATATCAATATTGTGTTTGGATATCATTCCAATTATTCCACACATTAGTATATTATAGATTTTTTTATATTAAATTTATCAAATAATATATTTTTTTTTAACCATAACAAATATAATCTTCTTTTTAAATTTTCATAATTTAGGTCACTATTATCAAGTTTCATTTCTTCGATAAATATATGTATATTTCCAAAAGATTCAAAATTAAAAGGATTAATATTCCTATTAATAAATTTTGGCATTATTAAAGTTAAATCATAGATATTTCCAAGAGTATTATTTTCTTTTAATATCTTGTACATACTGTGAAACCCTCTTGCTTTCGGCGCCAAAGTATAATTATAAATTGGTAATTTATTTTGATAACAAAAATCTAATGTCTTTTTATGTTTTTCATTAGTATAACGGGTTCCTTCCGGATATATAATTATAGTTCCCTTATTAATTCTCTTTAATTGTGTCTCTAATAATTTTTGATCTTGTTCCCAATTTCTAGTTAATTTAATATCATCCTGTAATAAAGAACCAAATATTGGAATCTTTACTAAACTGTCTTTTAAAACAAAATACCAGTCTCTTATATTAAAATGATTTAGTATAGCAATAATAATTATAATATCTATTCCAGAAATATGATTAGAAATAAGCAAATTAACTTTATTATTTTTCTTAATATCGCCATTTATTATAAATTTATCAAAAATATTTTTAATATTGTTACTTATTATATCTTGCCATCTTCTTTTAGCTAGTAATATTCCACCGCTCTTATCTTTATTAAAACGATAATAAAAGACCCAAATAATAAGAATATAAGATATTATATTAAAAATCGCAATTTGTTTTTTTAACATTAAATAATGTTATTATTTTTTATTTATGTAACACGCGTTAGATAATTTAGCATAATTTATTTTATTAAAGAAGAATAAACAAATGGTAATCTTGGTTTATTTATTTTAGCATCATCAATAAAAAATTTAACAGATTCATTATCTATTCCTTCAGGATTATAGTAACAAATTGCCGGCGAAGGGTGATTAGAATTGATATTCCAATAGTCTCTCGCGAGCCAATAAAAAGAATGAAATTTATTAGCCCCTTCAAGATATTTAATTAATTTTAAGCATAATGATGCATTAATATACTCTTTATTAATTGTTTTTAAATATATTACGATTAAATCAATAATTTTTAGTATGTTTTTTTCTTTTGTTTGTTTTACTAAATTAAATATATTGACCTCTTCTTCTTGAGATATTATTATATGTTTTATTGATTCATCATATCTATTAATTAAATCTTTTAATGTAATTATCTTTAATTTACCCAAATCTTCATTATGATGCAAAGAACATTTTTCTGTATCCAAATAGGAAAAATAATCACAATCTTTAACATTGCATATACTCATTTATATAATAAAGGAAGAGATATTAATATAATCTTGTTTTTTTACATTTAATTCTATGTTTTAATAATCTTAGTTTACTAAAATCTATTTGAACTTTCAATTTGGAATTAATGTTATCAATACAATTATCACAAACTTGACAAAAGCTACTGTTTACATCTATAAAATTAAACTCTTTTCTTTGTACGGTACTTACAGAATTATGACAATTATAACAATTAAACATACCATATTCTTTATTATTATTAGACATAGTATAATTCAATTTTTTCGAGTATAACCAACTTTATACGCGAAAAATACTGAATCTATATAATAATATAAATATATAATAATATAAATATATATATAATGAGTATGTTTTACAATAAATATATAAAATATAAAAAGAAATATATTGAATTAAAAAATAAATTAAATACAGATATATTTAAAGGTGGTGACCTAATTGAAACAGAATTTTTAAATAGTATAAAATCAGATCCACGTATAGTAAATGATGAATTTTTTGTATCAAGTTATCATGGTGCATTACTAGATACAGAATTTAAAATACCTGATAATATCATATTAATATTATCTAATTGTTGTGGTGCAACAAATTATGCCAATACTATGGGATGGTATGATCCTTTTAATGAAGAAAATTCAATGTCAAATAATACAAATACTATAACAAAAGATGACTTTATTGACAAAATAAAGGATAGTAAAATTAATATTGGACGCCAAGAATATCTTGTTTTAAAACCTGGTAGTACTATTTGTGATATGAGTTTACTAAATAAATCGCATGATTTTGCAGTAGGTCAACATGTAAAGAAATTTGGTGATACACATTTTTATGATACTATGATGGAACTGGACAATGAAGCCTCTTTTAATAAGAATTTAGGTTATATATCTAATATTTTAGATTCAGATAGACTAGATAAATTTAGAGAAGATGTTCTTAAAGAAAGTAATAATTATATACAAAACTCTTTTGTTTATTTTAAAAAATCTGTTGATATACAAATATTATTATATATGTTTCATAATAAATATTCAGAAACTTTATTTTCTGAATATAATTTAGATAATATTAGTAACTTTATTAAGGATGTAACATATGAAGAATTTAAATTGATGGACAAATCATCTGAAAACGGAAAATTTAAATTATTTGTTTCAATATTATCTTCTGAACAAATACACATAGGAGAATATTGCAATGACCCTGATAAGTTAACAAATCAGGATACTTTACTATTCATTTTTTTTAATATATTAATTAAAAAAACACCTGTAGAAATGTTATTATCAACTAATTTAGAAGAACTTGGTAAATATAATACAGATACAGTTCAATTTGTAATTTTATATGCATGTCAAGGTGGTCCAGGTCAACAATGTGCTATTGACGAGTGTTACCGACTTTTTAATGGTATTCCCTCTAATAAAAAATTTATATCTACTTTTATTGATAAAATAAATTCAAACAAGATAAGTGCAGATACGAATATTATAAAGGAAGACCCATATATATATTATAATAATAATAATATAACAGAAACTATCGATAGATTAAGAAGGAAAAGTCAATATCACGAATATTATTTTATCGAGTCTTTATCCGACGATGATTTGGTTGTTTTTGTTAATCTATTTTATGATATTCTAAATAATACTGGTGACCGTATAGATAGTGATTTTGGTACACAACATGATCTATATCAGATAGGTAAGTTGATAAGTCCAAAATCACGAATGACTATATCAGCCGACGCAATTAATAAGCTATATGGAAAAGAACACCTTCTTAATATTATGATAATAGAAATATTAATACAAGATAACCTTTCTTATTTTCGTAGTTTTATGAATAAATTTGATGAGTTTATATATATATTAGGAGGTGATGTAAATTTAACTGTAGAAAAATTTCATACTAAATTCAATAATGATGATTATATATTATATAATGAACTATTGAATAAATATGGGTACACTGTGAAAACACAATTTCCAAATGATATTAATAATATATATCAATTAAAAAAATTATTCAAATATAATTTTTTCGAAAGCGATGATGATAAAACAAATTTTTGCAAGAGTTACAAAACAAATTGGACAGCTAACCAAAAAGATATTTTAAACAACTTTAATATTTTTATCAAATCTGCGTATAAACCAGACCATACTATTTTAGCATTCAATAATTTGGATAACCTAGTTCGTGAAGATAAAATTTTAGAGTTAAAATTAGAATATATTAAACATTTAATTGGACAATATGATTGTACAGATTTAATAAATGAAGCTCAAGTTAAAATTACACCAAAAGCTCAACCACAAGCTCAAGATAATAGTGCTTGGTAAAATTAATTAGTGTATAGTTATTTATTTCTTAAATTTTAACAACAATATTCATTTTTCCAAATTTTAGAGATAGTGGATGATGATATTTTTACTCCGAAATTTTCTTTTACATATAATCTGGCTTCCTTTGTAGTCTTACATCTAGTCTTAATACTATTAATTTGAGTTATTGTATCAATATTATATTTTCCTTCTTTTAATTTTTCCTTTTTATTTATACTGTAATCTAAATCAATACCTTTGCTAGTCATTACCCATCCTTTTACATTAATATCATTCCTATCTATCATATCGTGACATTTCATACAAACTACTAGCAAGTTATAACATTTATTTTTCATAATATGCGGATGTTCTTTATTAATATTATTTTCATCAAAATCTTTTTGCCAATTAATATGATGACATTCTAACTTTTCAGTAGATTGACAGAAATAACATTCATCTAAAACTAAATCAGAATTATATCTTGATTTCTTACAAGTATCATCAAATTCTTGCATAATCTCACTGGTTCTATTATTAAAATCTCTATCTCTCATCAAATATTTAGCTACTTGTAAACCATAAAATTTGTCACCTTGTCCTTCTTTTAAATTCCTTTGATAAATAATAGATTCATTCATATCATCATAACTTACTTCTAAATGAAAAGGTTTAACTGTTTTTAAGGTTTTAACACATGGTAAATCTGCTATTTTATGAAGATGTGTTGCTGTAATAAAACTTGTCTTGGATTTTTCTAATGTTTCTAACATATAAGCCACAATAATATTAGCTGATTTTTCTTCCGTTCCTCTACATATTTCATCACCAATTACTAAAGTATTCTTATCATTCCTTTTTAGAATAGACATTAATTCTATCATCTCTACCATAAAAGAACTTAACCCACGATAAATATCATCATTGCCACATATTCGAGTAAAAATAGAATTATAAGGATAATAAGTAAATTCTTTAGCAGCTACATAATAACCAATCTGTGCTAATATAATATTTAAACCAACTGATTTCATTAACGTTGATTTACCCGAACTATTAATTCCATATAACAAAATACCATTTAAATCTTCGCCCAGAGATATATTATGTGGGTGATAAATAACCTTTTCACTAATCTGTTCTACAATTGGATGTCTTAAATCGCTGGAATTAAAGTAAGATTTACTTTCATATTTATTATTTATTTCTGGTTTATTATAACCAAATTTTTTAGCTGTGATGGCACCCGAATTTATAAAATCAATTACTCCTATTATATTACAATACATTCTTAGATTCCCGCCATCACTATCTATTATATCTTTTATTTCAGCATAAAATATTTCTTTCATTCTCTTAACCAACTTCTGTTTATAAGATACTAAATCAGTTGATAATTCATTTAGTTTTTTACACTTTATTTTTGTATTCATATTATTGCCGTTCATGTCTATAAATTCCAAATTACTAGTTTCTAACTCAATAGAACCTACTTTAATTTTTTTTACTTTTTCTAACCCGGTTTTTAATAATTTACATCTCCTTTTGGTTAAAAGCAAATAATGACCTTCACGATCGTTAAATTTAACATTAATAATTTCCTTATTTTTATAAAAGTAATTTTTATCATCAATAAATTTAGACAATGATGTTACTAATTCGGATAAAAAATTATTACAGGTATTAATTTCTTCCTGGATATTATCAAGTTCGGGATATACTCCTTTATGAAAGAAACTAATATCATCTTCAATATAATTGACGAAATTAATCTTTGACATTTGCTCTAAATCAAACTTTTTATCCCATTTTCCAATAAATTGAGATAATTTACTAAAAATAATATCAAATGGTTCATTTTCGAGCTCCTTAATATTATGAATTGAAAATTCTGAATCAATAATATTTAAGATACTGCCAAAACTAGTTAATGATTTAAATAACTGAGCTATTTCACAAGGATGAACAATATTAACTTCCATTTTTCTAATTACCTTTTCAATATCACTTATGTTTTCTAAATAAATGTTAATTGTATCTGGTATTTTATCATTAATAAATGTTTCTACTAGATTATATCTATCATTTAAAATATCTACATTTGAAATTGGATTTGACAATTGGTTTCGTAAATATCTTTTACCAATTATTGATTTAGCTGATGAAATAATAGTATACAAAGATTTATTATTATTAGTTGGTAAAACATTTAATTGTTCCAAAGCTCTATTTCCTAGATACAAATTATTGCTATTTTCAAATAATTCAGGTTGTTGTAATTTATTTAATAGGTTAGGTTGATGATTTCTGACATAATCTAACAAAGATACCAACGAAATTCGAGACCAATTCAAGTGTGTTAATCCAATATTATCAATCGTTGATATCATATTATCAAATTGGAAAGTTCTATCTAATAATTCAGTTTGGTATTTAGGTTTGGTATATTTTTTGTAATCTGTCATTTGATAAACAATATCTTCATTTATTTTTAGATACGACTTTATATCATCAAGTGTCATGTTTGATACCTTTTCTGTTTCACTAAAATTAAAATATAATATTAGCTCTTGTGCTGGATACATTTCTAAAAATCGGACAGTGTCATCTAAAGACATATGAATATCATTCTTCTTAGAATAAGATTCGTAAAAATAACCTTTCCCGGTTGCTAAATCATAAGAGGACATCCCACATCCTAATAAAGGATTACTTGATGATATTTTATCAAAATATAATGATACTAAAAAATTAGCTTTCCCAGCGTTATATGTTTTAGTTTTTGAAATAAATGTAGCAGGTGATTCAATTCGTGTTACCTTTCTTTCTGGATTTGGTGGTTCTGATACTTGATCAATAACTACTACGGTATAATTTAAATCTACTAGTTTTTCAACAAAGTTATCAATAACGTGTATTGGAAAACCAAGCATTCGTGGATTTGATGCTGATATTTCTTTTTTACTGTTTTTGCAAGTACAAATAACATCTAATTCTTGAGCTATTATTTCGAGATTTAATCCTTCGCTATTTGTAGAATATGATTCATGAAATGAACCTACTTGCATTAATATAATAGTACGGTCATATCCATATATCTCAGAAAAATAATTATGTATTTTAAAATAATCTTTCACTTTAATATCTTTAATATAATCCATTAGTTTATTTTAATATGCGAATTAGTCTTTAGGTGCTTTCATTATATATTATACATATGTATCTATTAAATATACACACTTGTGAGAAATGACATTATACATTATCATCAGATGAAAAATATTAAACTTGTTATAGACGTTTACAAGTACCATATATTCTAGCATATGCATTAACTATACAAAAATCACAAGGTTCAAGTATTTTTGAGGGTGGACAAATATATTATTAATATTTTTGATTTAGATATTAGATATTATATAGATAATAATATGCCTACTGATTATTTACATACATTAAAATCAACTATTGCTGGATTATTTGCAGGTATTGTAGAGTCTTGTGTAGAATATCCATTTGATGTAGTAAAAACACGAACCCAAACTATAACGAATCTTAATTCATATCAATGTGCACGTCAGATGTTAAAAGAAGAAGGAATAAAATCTTTTTATTATGGTTATACAGCTAGAATAGGAATGTGTGCTACAAGCGGCGGTTTACTTTTTGGTGCAAATGAATTTTTCAAAATGAACCTAAATGTAAATAAGGATAAATTATCTTATAATTTTTTCCTTGCAGCATTTTTAACAGGATGTGTAGAAGCATTTGTATATACACCATTAGATTTAGTAAAATCAAGAATGCAAATTAAATTATATGGTAATCTTAATTTTAGAGAGAATACCAAGTTAATTTATCAAAAAGAAGGTATTGGTGGATTTTATAAAGGACTTATTTTTCCTACAATTTTAAAGGACGGTATAGGTAATTGTTTTTATTTTGGAACCTATCATATTGTATCTACCAATCTGAAAAAAAATAATGTAAACCCTTGGATATCAACCATGATAGCTGGAGGTTGTGCTGGTACTATGTATTGGGTAATTTATCCAATTGATACAATTAAAACACTTAAACAAACAGAAAGTAAACTAACTCCGCCAAATATGAATTCATTCAATTGTGCCATAAATATTATTAAACATAAAGGAATTGCTAGATTATATAGAGGAATCCCATCCGTTTTAGCCAGAGCTTGGCCTGCAAATGTAACATTATTTTGTAGTTATGAATATATGAATCAATTATTATTGTGACTTTTTTAGAAATATAAACGAATATTAAATTAATACTTGACCTATACCGGTTTAATTTTAGCGTGCTTGGTTATCTTTCCTATATTCCAAAAGTATTGCCAACAATTAGTTAATCTTGATGGTGCATTAAAATGTAATACATATGCTTTTATAAGTTTTTCATATTTTGGTGCATCTATACATTTATAACATATTATAGGTGCGTCTGTATTTTTTTTATTAATATAGTACGATTC